ACTTTTGAAGAGGTTATAAATGATACAAGACCTATACAAACAAAAAAGGTCCTTGGAGTTGAAGTGGGAACAGGAGCATATTGACAATAATAGATATACTCTTGAAATGGTCAGAATTGATGACAAGGTTAAACAAGTCATTACTGAGATCAAGTTGGAAGAAGCAGCTATTGCCCATAGACAAAACGCTGTAGAAGGCGTTGCTCCTGAAGTTTCAGTAGCTACTTAATAAAAAGCTACATCGTTGGAAAAAATCCACTCCACATTACAGGCTCTCTTGCACTCTACTCAAAACTAGTATATAAAAAATACACTATACAATTAATTAGAACATAGACGCGTATAGTCGACGGCCTAGAGACTATGTTCGGAAACTAGGAGGATATAATTATGGCATCAACTACATTTTCGGGACCGATAAAAGCGGGAACGATTTCAAATACTACAGGTACCACTGTTGGTAAAGACATGAAAAATACTGGTCAAGTTGTAATGGCACAAACTTTTGCAGTTGACTTATCTGGAGGAGCACTTGCTGCATCAGCAACAAATGTAATTATTCCAGCAAACTCACAAATTATTGATTGTGTTTTTGACAGTATTACAGCAGCATCAGGTGCTACTAACATTAGTGTTGGTTTTGTTGGAGGAGCAGCTACTGCTCTTGTTAACACATTTGCAATTGGAACTACTGTTGGTAGAAAATACCCTACGACTCAAGCAGGTGGAGCTTTAGCTTGGGAAGATATCGGAACTACTGACCAAAGACTTAACGTAACTAACTCTGCAGCTACAAGTGCTGGTGAAGTTAGAATTACTATTTTGTATCAACAAAATACTAATTTAAGTTAATAAATAATTAGTGTGGGGCTTAGGCCCCACATAAATTTTAAGGAGATTAAATATGGCAAGTAATGGAGATATACAAGCAACAAGATCGACTGCAGCAGCTGGAGCTAGTGCAATCATTAGTCAGCCTATTAGACTAAGAGGTATTATAATTTCTTCTGATGGTGGTGGAGCTGGTGTTTTAGAACTAACAACAACCTCTAATTCTGGATCTACTTTGTTTATTGGTGATGTTCCAACTGGAGATGTAATTAATTTTTCATTTCCTGAAGAAGGAATTTTGTTTCCAAAAGGAATTTTTTGTAAAACTAAAACTAATATTGCAGCTTACACATTATTGACGGACAAATATTCAGGACCAGGTTTAACAGCGGGGTAATTAAATGGCTAATACCACTTCTGGCACTACAACGTTTGACAAAACGTTTTCGATCGACGAGATAATTGAAGAGTCTTATAACAGACTTGGTCAATTTGACATGAGTGGCTATAATTTAAAAACTGCTCGAAGATCGTTAAACATAATGTTTCAGGAGTGGGGTAATAGAGGCCTTCATTTTTGGGAAGTGGCAAACACTAATATTACTTTAGCAAACGGTCAGAACGAATATAAAATTTTTAGATCAACGTCTGACGGTAATTCTAATGGAGTAACATCTACATTGTCAGCAGCTATTACTTCTACAACAGCTACTACAGGAATTACATTAGCTTCTATAACCAACATGCCAACCACAGGCACTATCAACGTAGGATCTGAAAATATTTCTTACACTGGATTTAGTAATTTAGAGCTCACTGGAGTAACACGTGGGGCTAATGGAACTACTGCAGCTACTCATTCAAGTGGCGATACGGTTACTAATTTTGTAAATCAAGCTACAGAAATTTTAGAGTGTTCATACAGAAATAACTCTAATGTAGATTCACCTTTAGAAAAAATAAATAGATCTCAATATCAGGCATTGTCTAATAAAACAGCTACAGGACAACCCTCACAATATTTTGTTCAGAGATTTGTTGATCACATTTTAATAACCGTTTATTTAACACCAGGCGCTTCTCAAAACGGTGATGTTATTAATTTTTATTATGAAAAAAGAATTCAAGATGCAGGTGCCTACACTAATGCAACAGATGTACCTTATAGATTTGTACCTTGCATGGTTGCAGGTTTAACTTATTATCTATCTATGAAATATGCACAACCAAGAATACAAGAAACAAAATTAATTTATGAGGATGAATTGGCTAGAGCTCTAGAAGAAGATGGTTCTTCTGCTAGTGTTTACATTTCACCTCGAACTTACTATCCGAGTATATAATTATGGGAAATACAGCAAAAGGAAGATACGCATTATTTATTTCAGATAGATCAGGTCTTGCATATCCTTATAGAGAAATGGTTAAAGAATGGAATGGTGCAAGAGTACATACTTCAGAGTATGAACCAAAGCAACCACAATTGGAACCTAAACCATACACCGCAGACCCACAAGGATTGCCTCATCCAAGACCGGCAAGAACAGAATTTCCAACAACAGATTTTTTACCAAAAAATCCATTTACTATGACAAATACTTCAACTCAAGTTTCTGTAAGTTTTCCATTTAGTGGATATCAAAATGGAGACTTTATAAGATTTTATGATGTTAAAAGTCCCGTAGGTGGAGTGTCCATTTCTACGTTACAACTAGAAACTACTTTAAATGGAAACATTACTGCAACAGATATTTCAATTACTTTAACAGACTCTTCTGCTTTTCCAAGTCAAGGTTATATTGCAATTGAAAAAATAAATGAAACATCTGGATTGTTTGAAACTGAAACCATTTTTTATAATGGTAATACCGGAAATGTTTTATCAAATTGTGTTAGAGGAACAGCTGCTCCTTTTAGAGGACAGACTCCCAAAAACACACCCGCAGGCACACACTCAAGTGGAGCAAAAGTTTACAGTGCTTATGCCGTAACGATGGTTCCAACAGTAGTAGAGCAAGCGGGTCAACCTTCAACTGTTACAGAGCATAACAGTTTTACTTTTAATTTAATAAGTGCTGCAACTAGCACAGAAACGGGAGGCGGGTTCCAATGTTTAGCTGGACCTGTTAATGATAGATCATGACATACACAGAATTAGTACAAAAAATTAGAGATTACACAGAAGTGAATTCAAATGTTTTAACTTCAACAATTATAAATGGATTTATTGAAGATGCTGAATTTAGAATTCTTAGAGAAGTTGATTCAGATAACAACAGAAGATATGATACAGCTAATTTAATTACTTCTGATAGATTTATTGGAAGACCTGCAGGTTTATTAGTTGTTAGATCTGCACAAATAGTAGACTCAGACGGAAGTTCTCAACCAAATAATAGAGATTTTTTACAATATAGAGATACAAGTTTTATGTCTGAATTTAATCCTACAGAAACTACTGGAGTACCTAAATATTACAGCTTGTGGGACGAACAGAACATCGTAGTAGCTCCCACTCCCGATGCTACTTATACAATTCAGCTGAACTATATCTTGAAAGACCCTGGTTTATCTGCTACAAATACCACTACATACATAAGTCAAAATTTTCCCAACGGTTTATTGTATGCATGCCTAATAGAAGCTTACGGCTTTTTAAAAGGGCCCATTGACATGCTCCAGTTATATGATAAAAAATATTCTGAAGCCGTCAAAGGATTCTCAATTGAACAAATGGGAAGACGAAGACGAGATGAATATCAAGCGGGTGTTCCTCGAATAGGAAAACAATAAGGAGATAAACTATGGCTATAACACAAGCGATTGCAAATGCTTTTAAAAAACAATTACTAGAAGGTGATCAAAATTTTAAATCATCTGGTGGTGATGTTTTTAAGCTAGCGCTTTATACTTCTTCAGCAACTCTAAACTCAGCAACAACTGCTTATACTGCTAGTAACGAAGTTAGTAATACAGGTACTTACGCAGCTGGTGGTGATAAGTTAACAGGTCAGAATACTTCAATTGCTTCAGGTGTTGCAATTGTCGACTTTGCAGATTTATCATTTACAGGTGTTACGTTGACAGCTAGAGGTGCATTAATCTACAATACATCTTCTGCAGTTACTAATGCAGCAGTTGCAGTTTTAGATTTTGGAGCGGATAAAACAGCTACATCAGGAACTTTCACAATACAGTTCCCGGCATTTACTACAGCAGCAGCTATATTAAGAATATCTGGTTAAGGAGAATTAAATGGCGTTAGTCGTAAACGATAGAGTTAAAGAAACCTCTACCACTACTGGTACGGGTACTTTTACTCTTGCAGGAGCAGTAACAGGATTTGAAACTTTTTCTAGTGCAATTGGAAATACAAACACAACGTATTATGCAATTGTAAACACTGTTAATGCAGAATTTGAAGTTGGATTAGGTACAGTAGGAGCGGGCACTTTAGCTAGAACTACTATTATCTCATCATCAAATTCTGATAGTGCGGTGAATTTTTCAGCAGGAACAAAAAATGTATTTGTAACTTTACCTGCATCAAAATCAGTTATTGAAGACGCAAATAATCATGTAACTTTACCTCATGATTTATTTATTGAAGGTGGTCTTATTGATCTTAAAAATGATGGCGGTGCTGTATCACAGATTAAATTTTATTGTGAGTCTAGTAACGCTCACGCACAGACACTTATTGGTGCACCACACTCAGAATCTGCTACTAACACTTTAACACTGCCAAGCACTGGCGGTGATTCTGTTTTAGTCACAAATAGTTCAACATCAATATTAACAAACAAAACTTTAACAAGTGCAGTATTAAATAGCACAATAAGTGGAACTTCAATTAAAGATGAAGATAACATGGCATCTGACAGTGCCAGTCACTTAGCAACACAGCAATCAATTAAAGCATACGTAGATACACAAGTAGCTACAGTTCCAGTAGGAGATATTACTTCTGTTGTAGCTGGTACAAACTTATCAGGTGGCGGCACATCAGGTGACGTTACACTAAATTTAGCTGATGCTTCTACATCTGCTAAAGGAGCGGCATCATTTAGTTCAGATAACTTTGCTGCTAGCTCTGGCGCAATAACAATTAAAGACGCGGGAGTAGCCACAGCCGAATTACAAGACGATGCAGTTACGACTGCAAAAATTACTGATTCTAATGTGACGACAGCCAAGATAGCAGATTCTAATGTGACGCTTGCCAAAATGGCTGCAAACAGTATCGACAGTAATCAATATGTTGACGGTTCAATAGACACAGCCCACATTGCAAATGATCAAATTACAAATGCTTTAATGGCAGACGATGCTATAGACACAGCTCAGATTGCTGACAATGCTGTTTCATTAGCAAAAATGGCATCAGGTACAGATGGTAATATTATTTCTTATGACGCTTCAGGAAATCCAGTTGCAATAGCAACAGGTAGTGCTGGACAAGTTTTAACTTCAGCAGGAGCTGGGGCACAGCCATCTTTCCAAACTCCAACAGTTGGAGACATTACAGCAGTTACAGCAGGGAATGGTTTATCTGGTGGTGGTACATCCGGTGATGTTAGTTTGGCTGTCAGTGCAGGTACTGGAATTGATGTAGGAGCTAATGTTTCTGTCGATGTATCAGACTTTATGTCAAACGGTTCTAACAACAGAGTTGTTACAGCTACAGGTGCAGATGCTATGAACGCAGAAGCGAACATGACTTTTGATGGGTCTACTTTAACTGTTACAGGAGACGTTTTACCTGGAGCAACTGATACTCACGATCTGGGTTCAACATCAGCTGTTTGGCAAAACATATACACTGGTGACTTACATTTATCTAACGAAGCAAAAGATGAAGGTAATGCTGTTGATGGTACAAAAGGTAACTGGACTATTCAAGAGGGTGAAGAACATTTATACATTTTGAATAATAAAAATGGTAAAAAATACAAATTTAAGTTAGAGGAAATGTAATGATTTTTAATTTTGATACAAAACAATATGACAGTGAAAAATTATCTGATCAAGGTAAAATGTATTTATCAAAGCTTCAAAATATTGTTGCTAAAAAAAATCAATTATCAATTGAGTTTACTGATTTAGAAGTTTTACAAAAACATTATTCTGATTTATTAAAACCAGAACTACCTAAAGAAGAAAAAGAAGAACAAAAAACAGGAGCCTAATTCATGGCCCTAGGAGTTACCGCATATTCAGAGGCACCTTTCAGTGCAGAACCTTCAGATGTAGTTGCATTTCCATCAGGTATCCAATTAACAGCTCAAGACGGTTCATTAGTTGGTTTAGTAGATGGAGATGTTCCTGTAACAGGAATAGCTTTAACAGGTACTTTAGCAACAGTAAACGGATCTTCTTTAGTATCTGTTGATGTAACAGGTCAAGCTTTAACTGCAGCAGAAGGAACACTTGATCAATCTTCAAACCAAGAGATTGACTTAACAGGTTTTGATTTAAATCTTAACCTAGCTAATTCTACACATGATACACTAACAGCTTTTGGTGAAGCACCTTTTGCAACATTAAGTCCAGCTACATTTAATATTCCTGTTGGAATAGAAGCTACAACAGGTGGAATTCTTGTAGGAACTAATTTACCTATGTCATTAGGTACAGTTTCAGTTTCAGCTGACGCTAACACCGGTACGTTAACAGGTCAGGCAATGACTATGCAAGAAGGTCAAATAGAAGCTGATGATGCTAGCGCTGAAGCAACTGGTCAAGCTTTAACATTAACTCTTGGAACAGCAGTGAGTGATGTAAATACTATAGCGAGTCCTACGGGTTTTGATTTAACTATGCAACCAGGTCAAGCAACTGCAGATGACGCAAGTGCTGAATTAACTGGTATTGGTTTATCGGCATCTCTTGGTACAGCTGTCTCAATAGCAAATACGATTGCTTCTCCAACAGGTCAAGAAATGACTATGCAACCAGGTCAAGCAACTGCAGATGACGCAAGTGCTGAATTAACTGGAATTGAAATGACAATGACTGAAGGAAATATTGCAGGTCCTGTTATATGGACCCCAGTGCCTACAGGTAATGCACCTACAGATCCTCCTGGTTGGAAAGAAGTAGCTTGATTTTAATTAGAAAACAAATAAAATAGAAAAATGGCAAATTCAACATCAGCAAATTTAAAACTAACGGTTCAAACAACAGGTGAAAACTCTGGAACTTGGGGTCAAATTACTAATACTAATTTATTAATTTTAGAACAAGCTATTGGTGGATATGATGCAGTAGGTTTAAATGCAACCACTGGCGCAACTTTAACTTTTTCAAATGGTGTTTTATCAAATGGTAAAAATCAAGTTTTAAGATTAACAGGAACTATTACTACCAACGTAAATGTGGTTATTCCAGATTCAATTGAAAAAACTTACTTAGTTGAAAATGCAACATCAGGAGCATATACTGTAACCTTTAAAACAACTTCTGGAACAGGTGCAACTTGGTCTACTACAGACAAGGGATATAAAATCGTATATTCAGATGGAACCAATGTTGTAGATATTACAGCTGATTTAGGAGACATTACTGTTGGTGATGTTACTTCAGGGGCCATAACTGCTACAGGGCATGTATTACCTGGTGCAACGGACACTTATGATCTTGGAAGTGCTTCTGCAGTTTGGAGAGATATATACACTGGAGATTTACATTTATCAAATGAAGCTAAAAATGAGGGAAATCAGGTAGATGGTTCTAAAGGAAATTGGACTTTACAAGAAGGACAAGATGATATATTTATGATAAACAATATATCTGGCGAAAAGTTTAAAATTAAACTAGATAAAGTATAGGAGATTTAAATGGCAATTTTTTCAAATGGTTCAGGAACTAATATTGATTTAGAACTTACACCTAAAGGCACAGGTAGAGTAGAGGCGATAGGCCCAACTGCTATTCAAGAAGTTTTCGAAAAATGTACAGTAACGGCAACAGCAGCTACGGGTACAAAAACATTTGATGTAATGACCCAAGCTGTTTTATATTACACTTCAAATGCTAGCGGAAACTGGACTCTAAATATTAGAGGTGATGGATCTAACAGTTTAAATGATATTATGAACACCGGAGAATCATGCACGATTGCACACTTAGTAACAATGTCTACTGCATATTATAATTCAGCAGTACAAGTTGATGGATCTGGTGTAACTCCAGAATGGCAAGGAGGCAGTGCTCCTTCTGGCGGAAATGCAAACTCTGTAGACGTATACACTTATACTGTTATAAAAACTGGGAATGCAACATTTAAAGTATTCGCTGCACAAACACAATTCGCGTAGGAGTAATTTATGCCAATTAGAGCATCAAGAGGAGGTGGATCTTTCGTAGGTTTACTAGGAGCAGGCGGACCCCCTTTCATGGAAGCCACAGG